CCGTGATGGCGACAGCCCTCGGGGAAGAGAAGCCCGAATTGTCGTCGACCTGCCAGGTGATGGTCAGGGCGGTGACCGAGCCGGCGGTGACCGTGCCGGGCACGCTCACCACAAGCGCCATCGGCTCGCCAGCGCCGATCTCGCGATCGGAGCCGAAGTCGATGTGGTCGGTGGAGGCCGCCGTCGCAGTGAGCGACTGGGCGGACGAGATTTTCATAAAAGCGTCGATGATCATTTGCTTCTCCTTGAAGCCCGCGTCTCCGCAGGCTTGATCTGTCAGGGTGTCCTGTGCGTAAGAACCGCTTAGGAAATCGAGGGCTCGTTTTCGAGAAGCTGGTCGCAGATGCGGATCGGCACACCACGGAAGGGCGGGATGCCGGCGGTGATGCCCTGAGGCCCACCGTAGGCTTCTGCCTTCGTGTTGTACTGCACGTTGTGGATCACCCCGGAAGCAGCGACCTTGGCCATCATCTGCAGGTCGAGGAACTGCGCCACGGTGCGGTTGCAGTAGAACACCGGCCGCCCCATGCGCAGGCTCGGCACGCGGTACAGAGCCTTGGTCATCAGCTTGACGAGGTCCGCTGCGCTGGACTCACCCGTGAGCTGAGAGATGTCGATGTTCGGGATCCGAACCACGTAGCGCCAGTCGCGAAGCGCGATACCGCACTTCCACTGCCAGTGGTCGCGATACGCCTTCATGCGAGCGCCGCCGATACCGTTGGCATTCTCGACCGTCACGAGACCTTCGTCCTCGTGGTAGATGCCGGCCTTCGAGCCCTTGGGGAAAATTCCGTGGCACGAGTTCTGACCCCACACCACCAGCCAGATCGAGGTGTTGTCGTTGCCGGTGCCACCGCCTTTCACGATGTTCTGACCGTTCTGCGCGGTGGTGCTGGAGTAGCGCACCGACAGACCCGTGAACTCTTCCGGCGCGACACCGCTGTTGCCGTAGAACAGGGTCTGAGCCATCTCCTGGTTCATGGCCTCCAGGAAGGCCTGGCCTTCGGAGAGACGGAACGCATTGGAGTTGCCGTTGAGTTCGAGCAGGTCCTTGTCCACTTCGGACCATGCTTCCAGCATGCCCGCGTGTTCGTCGACCTGCGCAGTCGTGGACTTGCTGGGCTGCACGCCGTTGTTGATCAGACGCCACGCCACGGACGGGAGGCCCGTACGCATCGTGGTGCGAGTTCCGGTCGGCAGGTTGCCCTCGACATAGAGCATGTCCTGGAGGATCTCGTTGGTCTGACCGAGCAGCTCGACGATGTCGGCCACGGTGCCCTTCGGATCCAGACGCTTCGCCCAATCGGCAAGGGTCATTACGTTGTTGGAAAGCTGAGCCATTTAGGTGTCCTCACTTCTTGGTGGACTTGCCGTACATTTTGTCGGCGATGTCCTCCAGGGTTTGCTGTTCGCTCTCGCCGCCGCCCATCGCGGACTCCTTCCTCGGCGGCGTGTCCTGCCTGAGAAACTTCCCCAGACGGTACATCGCGCGCACGAGACCAGGGTGGTCCCCGAGGCCGGACTGATCGAGGTACGTGAGTTCGTCTTTCGTGAAGACGTTCTTCGCACCCTCGATAGCGAGGGCCATGTTTTCCTGGTAGCGGTCACCGCCGATTTCGGGGTCCTTGGTTTGTGCGTCTCTCCAGCCCTTGACGATGGCAGCGTGCTGCTCTTGCTGCGCCGTCTGGATCTTCTGGACCAACTTCACTCCAAGGTCCGCGATGCTCTGCGCGCTCTCTTGACTCAGCTTATGAGTGCGGGCGAAAGCTTCGAGGCCATCCGTCACCTCTGGGTCGAGCGTCACACCTTCCGGGGCAGCGAACGAGTACTTCTCGGGAAGCTTGGCGGACGAACCAGGAGCGTCCCCTTCCTTGCCTTCCGATCCATTCTCGGTGCCCCCGCTGGCCCCTTCCTGCGTGCCGCTCGATTCCTTGCCGCCGCCGGCTTTGCCAGTGGCGTCATCCTTGCCAGTGCCTTCATTGCCCTTGGCGCTTTCGTCGCCTTTGGCATCGGACTGCTGGAGCGCGCCGCCCAAGGCGGTGGTCGTACTCGTGTTCTCTTCAGCCATCGTTGTTCTCCCGCATCATCTGCACGAACAGGTCGACCGAAACACCCATGATTTCGAGCATGATCCGCGATGACGCGGCACGCTCCCCGTTCCGGTAGTTGACGTGCGCGAGATCCCCCGGCGCGTCGACACTGAAGGGACGGCCCGCGGCGATATATCGCCAGAGGAGCCGTCTGCCCTGCGGTGTCGATAACACGTGCTCAAGATCCTTTCGCTCCTCTGCCTTGCGAAGCTCTCTTTCGAGCTTCGCTTCCTCAGGCGGCTGGTTCCGGTTCATGGGGGCCTCACGAACGATGGTGGGAAGAATACACGTCTAAAAAGCTGCGAGGCGCCCCCTACTGGGAGAACATGCTCACGACGTCGGTGAGCGCGTTCTGGCCACTCGTGTCGGCCGAGGCCAGGTCCTTCGCACCCTTCGCCATCTCCGCGCCCATCTGGATGTTCTGCGCGGCCTGCTGCTGCTGCGCTCGATCCTGACGAACGATGGCCACACGGTCGTTGGCCACGATCGCGTCAGGATCCGCACCGAGCATGTCTGCGTATAGATCGATCACCTTGTCCGTGTCGACCTTGTCCCACGCTTCCGGCCGCTGCTGCGCGATCGCGCCCACGGTGCCGAGCAGTCTGTCGATGGCCTGCAGCCCGATGGCCTTCTGTGCTTGCGCGAGCGTGGACACGAACTCGATCTTCAGCTCCTGGTCCTGCAGCTCCATCGGAGGTGTCGGCAGCAACCCGGTGCGAACGAGACGATCGAAGGTCAGCTCGATCAGCGGACCGAACAGCTCGGTGTGCAGGTTCTCCATCACCGGGCCCAGCATCAGCAGTTTCTCTTCGTGCCTCTCGGCCACCTCGCGCGCAGTCAGCTCGCGCCCCGTGTCCATGCTGGCCAGCATCAGGAACAGGTCGACGTAGAACACGCGGTCGATTCGCTGCTGCGTCTGCAAGATGTCCTCTCGCACCGACGCGGTGTCGAGCTTCACCTCGTACGCCGAGCGAATGCCGCCGCCCGCCGTGGTCTGGTCGTAGAAGGACACGCCGCCAGGCAACAGGTCCGCATCCTTCAGCGTCGACGGGACCTGGACTGGAGGATCCGACTGGTAGTCGATGGCCTTCGCCTTGCGCTTCTCCAGGAACTGCAGATGGATGACGTCGCCCAGCGCTTGCGCCCCGAGGCCGCTGCCGTACGTGTCGCCGGCAATGGTCATCCATCTCGGCGCCAGCACGGGGAACTTGCGGAAGCCGGAGTCACGCAGCACGACGCCAGACGGTCCGTTGGGCTCGAACCAGGTCGAGCGGAACGGCATGTTGCGAGCACCGCCAATGGACCGGTCGCGCTCGTTCTCCGGCCTCGGTTCGATGATGTGCATCACCGGGACGCGGTGGTCGTAGTTGCCTCGGTCGTACTGATTGCGCACCGAGAGCGACACGTTCTCCAGACCGAACTCCTGCACCATCTCCCACACCGTGTACGGCACCTCGCGCACAAACGTGTTCACGCGCCGGCGGAAGTCGGTGGCCAGCGCGTACTCCCCGAAGGTGTGGGGCTGGTGCCAGATCACGTGGTCGAAGTCGTCGTAGAGGACGTTCGCCGCGGTGGAGAACGCGGACAGCTCGTTGTAGATCAACTGCAGCGTCTGGTAGGTGTTGGAGCGCGCGAACACGTCACGCATCAGACTGCCCACACTGTGCAGCCACTGACGCACTGAGTCGTAGTCCGCGAGGTCTGCATCGGGTGTGGTGACCCGGAACCACGGACGAGCCGGGCTTGAGGCACCGGCCATGAGGCCCGCCGACAGCGTGCGACGTGCGATCCACGCGTGATTGTTGATCGTGTCGCCGAACGTGCGCTGGTTGCGATTGCGCTCGTGCAAGGACCACCGGCCACCTTCGGGGTAGATGTAGCGGGCGATCTCTTTCATCTCCGCATCCCACTGGGATCGGTCGGTCCACAGCGCGCTCTTCCGGCGCAGCAGCCTTTCGTGCAAGGTGAGCTTATCCATTGAGCGCGCCCCCAAGGGTGGTGCGTGCGAGCGACAGTCGCGACGGGTCGATCCCGAGCGCACCGGTCAGCACGGTCCTGCCGGCCGGCGACGCGTCGTCGTTCTTGCGCTTCGGTGGCTTGATGTCAGGAGCACGCGCGGACTGCGTGCCAGGCTCGATGCCGGGCAGCGAAGGCAGGTCCGGCATCTTCGGTGGCTTCATGGCCTGGTAGCCCGCGCGTGCCAACTCGCTGCCGCCCATCGTGACGCCGGCTGCGACACCGCGCACGATCAGGTTGTTCGAGGACAACGGGTTAAGGTTCGGACTGCACATGGTGGTCTCCCTACGCCGCTCGGCGGGACATGTCTCGGTGGGGGTCGTGCTGGCGCCTCGCAGTCGCAGCAGCGGAATGGTTGTCGGCCTGGTCGGCCAGCTTCTCGTGCGCGTTGTAGGCGAGCGTGAGCGCGCACGCATCCGCCGTGTCTGGCGACACTAGTCCGTCGATGATCATCTTCTCCTTGCGCATGAGGATGATCTGGTCGGCATCGGTGAACGTGTACTCGATGGCCGACACCTCGTTGAGCAACTCGTCATCCTTCGGTAGCGCACCACCCACGAGCCACTCCTTGAACCTGCCGTACATCTCGGCGCGCTTGTTCTTGTACATCGACGGATCGTCGGCATCACCACCGAACTGCACGCCGAAGGTGATATCGTCGTAGCCCAGCTGCTTGAGCCGGTCCACGACCGGGCCACCCATCCCGCCCTCGTCGACGTTCACGAGCACCTTGAGCCCGAGCGAGCGCAGCTTCTTGATGTGCTCGGACACGAGCCCGGCCAATCGCATCGAGTCGAGCCCGCGCTTCTTGATAAAGCCGAACTGACGCATGTCGCGCCCGAGCCGCGTCGCGATCACGGACTGACAGGGGCCGAAGCGTGCGACGTCGACGCCGACGACTGCCAGGTCCTTGCGGTTGCCTGGCGGGATGTCGCGGAGCATCGCCTGGTCCACGCGCTCGCGGTCGATGAACTGCATAGTCGATGCACGAGGGAAGACACCGCGCACGCGCACCCGCACGAAGTCCGAGTCCTCGCCTTCGTCCTGCACCCACTTGTCGAGCTGCATCTTGTTCGTACCCTCGACCGCGCGACTGTCGAGCTGCAGACACTCCCAGCGATGGCGCAGTCGATGGAAGCAGTCGAAGAAGCGGCCGACGTTCTTCGTCGGGTTGCCGAACGCGAACCACATGATCTCCGTGTCCGCGTCGGTCAAGGCGCCCTCCGCCACCTCCCAGATTCTGTCAGCGATGGCCGAAGCCTCGTCGAAGATCAGCACGATCCGCTTGCCCTCGTTGTGCAGACCAGCGAAGGCCTCAGTGTTGTGCTCCGACCACGGCACCATGTCCACCCGCCAGGTCTTGGCGTGGCGTGGGTCAGTCGAGTGCATCGACGTGGACTCGAAGCGGAACCAGTGACTCGTGATGCACATGCGGTGCCACTTGGCCAGCTCGGGCCAGGTCTTGCCGGTGAGCTGGCCTTCGGTGTTCGCAGTCACCACGATGCGCGTGTCCTCGCGCGTCGATATCGCCCACTCGATCAGCATCGCCACCAAGGCCGACTTGCCCACGCCGTGGCCCGTCGAGGTGGCGTGCTGTATCACCTCGTCGAAGGTCATGGCGTTGGTCCGCAGCCGCTCGCCCACGCGCTTCAGGAAGCGCTCCTGCCACAGGCGTGGCCGCTTGTGGCGGGCTAGGTCGGTGCCAGGTTGGCCCCAGGGGAACGCGAACATGACGAACCCGTAGGGATCCTTCTCGAACCGGCTGATCTCCTGGACCAGCTCCAGGTCGGAATTACTTAGGGTCGCCGCTGCCGCCACTGGTGCGCTCCCGCGCCGCGGCGAGCGCTGCGGCCAGCGAATCCGTGCCGACGTTCACGTTCACCGTGTCGCGATAGGTTGGGATGTGCTTGCGGATGTAGAGCGACGCGAGCCCGTCGCTGAACTTCCTCACGTTGCCCACGTGCATGCCCTTGTGGAAGACCGGCTCGATGAATCCCTCGAACCCGCGCCTGCGAATCTCCTCTTCGAGGAGCGTGATGCCCGAGTCGTGGCACCGCTTCTCCTGCTCGCAGAACACCGGCGATCGCTCCCGCCACCGAAGCACGGTCATGCGGTGCACGCGTGCCGCTTTCGCTGAGCGCGAGATGTGCGCCGTCTGCGACAAGTGCACGAGATAGGCGATCTGATGCAGGTCCGTGATGCCGGCGGCCTCCAGCTCCGCACGCAGGTCGTGGTCCTCGGTGACCTGCCCCTCTGCATCGAGCACAGGGGAGCCGCCGTGGACCTTGCTGGGGTCGCCCACGGTCACGTCATCGTCGTCTTCGTCGTAGATGGGTTCGTCTGCCATGGGGCGCACTGTACACGTTTCAGGACATGCGAGGCGCCCCCGTCACCCCAGGTGCGACCACCGCTCACCTCGGACGATCCGCTGCACCGTTCTCCGGGACACGCCGAACATCTGAGCGAGGCGCTTATACCCTACTCCCGCCCCATTGAGCAAGCGGATTTTTGTAACTGACTCGCTAGTCAGTTTTGCCCGACCGTTCCGGGCACCGTGAAGCTCTGTCATGTTTCGCCCTCCTGGTCACCGCAATTGCGGCGGACTCGACCAATTTGCGGTGGACTCGGCCAAGGGCGCCGTGGGGCACCCGGCTTTGCAAAAATTTGCACTGGTACGTTTGGGTACGTTTGCCCCCCGTTTTTTCAAAACTCCCTATAGGCGTAAAAATTTGCATAATGCCCCTCTATATATTCTCTTTGTACGCGCGTGCCTGAAAGAAAATACATACACATTGCAAAAATTTACACGCTATAGGGAGTTTGCCAAAAACGAGTTCTAAACGTACCCAAACGTACCACCCTCCCCTAATCCGCAAGTTCTTGCACGTTTTCCCTCAACTCGATGCCCATCCAGCCCTTTGTTTGCACTCCATCCTCCCGCCACTTCGCCGGCTTGAACCGATTTCGCAATCTGCGACCCAACCCCTTCGCGCTCGGGATCAAGCGCAGTTCACCACGCATCCGGGCAAATACCTCCCACGCCACCCACAGGCGGGCCGTTGATTCGCGACACGTGGGCCCGACTTCGCACCGGGTCTCGATGAACTCGCTGAGCAGGTCCATGGTCTCGCGGTACTCCTGTCGGCTCTCCTGCACCACTGTGCTGGGCCGCAAGCCGTGCTTCCGGTACTCGAACACGCCCCGCACGCACCAAGCCAGGATCCCGGACAGCTCCGCCTTCAACCGCCGTGGCCGATCCAGGTCGCGCCTGCCGGTGCGCTCGAAGTTCACCTCGAACGGGATGGGCAGTAGGCGCCGCCAGATGCCGTCATCCTCGCCCTTGACCGTGGGCAGGTGATTGGTGGCCATCACCGGCACCCAGGACGGCTTGAACTCGATGGTCATCTTCGCGTGCACCCCACGGGCGGCCATACGGTCCTCTCCGCCCGTGCTCTGCTTCACCAGGCTCTCCCTAAGGTGTGCCCCCTCCTCGGGCTCGCTGATGTTCACCAGACGCGCCTTGCGCAGCCGTAGGATGTCTTCTCGCGGAGCGCCTGCCCCGGATCCGAACTCACGCTCCGACACAAACGTGGTCGACTGAGCCGTCTTCGCGTACGTGCCGAAGGCCTCACGGATCAGCCCCAGGACCGTCGACTTCCCGTTGGCCCCGTTGCCGTGCGGTATGACAAAAACGTTTTCCGTAGGATCCCCCAGCATCATGTACCCCACGAGCCGGTGGAAGAACCCCATCAGGTCCAGGTCCCCGTCGAACACCTCGTACAGCGTCTGCTCCCAGAGCGGGGCCTTCGCTGTCGGGTCGTACTCAACTTCGGTCCCGAGTGTGATCAGTCGCTCAGGATCCGGAGGCAGCAGCTCGCCCGTTCTCAGGTCCACCACGCCGTTGCCGACCCCGAACAGGTGTGTCTCAGCGTCAAGCTGATCCACGCCCACCAGGATGCGACTGTCGGCCTTGGCGAGCCCGCACATGGCCCGCACCATGGCGTAGGTCTGGGAGCGGAAGGCGAACTTCATCATCGCCTCCTTCTCATCCCCGTTGAGCTGGTCGGCCTCCACGAACAGGGCCCGCTGCGTCTGCTGGGCGAGCTGCTCGATGTCCAGGTGCGAGGCCTCAGTCCAGCGCATGCCGGTCCAGCGGAACCACCGGTCCAGCTCGCGCACGTAGACCAGCCCCTTCCCGTGCGTGTCGATCAGCCGCTGGGCGTTGCCCACCTCGGTGTAGTCCCGCTTCACCCCACCGACCTTCTCGCCCTCCACCAGGCGCCGGATCTCGGAGACCGGTACCTTGTGCTTGTGCGCCAGGTCGCCGTGCCGCTTGTGCAGTGCGGCCACCAGCTCGGCCCGCAGCAGAGGCTCGGTCGTGGTGCCCGCGCCCACCTCCCGCGCGACCGCGGTAAGCTCGCCGATGTTCTTGACTTCCTCGGCGATGCGACGGAGGAACTCGGCACGCATGTGCTCGCGCTCGATGTTCTCGGTCGAGGCTCGAACCCGATTGGACTGCTTGATCACCCAGCGGAAGGTGCGGTTGGCTTTCTTCCCGCGGAAGGTCGCCCACTTGGTCGCGAGGTCGTCGTAGCCCTGGTACTCGCGCCCGCTCTCGGACCACTGGTTCCAAAGCCCGAGCCCGTGATCGCCACCGCTGAACTGGTGGTGCAACGCCATGCCCACCTCGACCCAGGTGTGGTAGTCGTTGTTGTCCAGGTAGGACAGGTAGGTGAGGATGTCCTCGTCGGTCAGGCCCGTGATCGGCGCCACGGTGACGTCGAACTCCTCCGCGGCCTCGTCCTTCGATGACACCGCAGCAGCCGGCGCTGGCCCGCTCGCGTGCAGCCCGTGGGCCTCCATCACCATCGACACCGTGGTCACGAACTCCGACCAGTGCGTCTCATTGAACTCGGGCAGCTCGCCCGCGTGGCGGTCCGCGATGCCGTCACCGATCAGATCATCCCACTCGTACGGCCTCTTGGTGTCCGGGTGGATGGCGTACACAACCGACTGCTGACCCTCGCCGAGGATCTCGATGCGGTGGCGCTCGCCCATCTTGTCGATGTACCAGGGGCTCGTCCACTTACGGAACCCGCGCCGGCAGCGGTAGTAGAGCATCGCCTTCGGTGCCTTGCCTGTACGCACCGGGGTGTAGCCGATGTGCTTGTGACACCACGCCACCAGCGCCTTCGCCACCTGCGCGTTGCCGGTGTCGATGTCGATGCCGACGACGGGGATGTCGCCCTGGCCGTGCAGTATGCCCACGCCATGACCACCGTAGCGACTGATGTCGTCGATAGTCATGCGTGCGTTCTGCCATTGACCGAGAGCGGGGCGCTTCTGGCCGGGCACGATCGGAACGATCAGGTAGCCGTTGGCCAGTAGCCTCCGTCCATAACTCTCGAAATATCTCATTGCCTCAACCCTCCTTCCCGAACGGGCACTTGTTGCAGGCCGAGCACAGATCGCGACGGTCGACCTCGGGCAACGGCTCGCCCCGATGCGCCGCGTTGATGCTCGCGATGCTCGCCTCCAGCTTCGCCGCGTAGTCAGCCGACGCTCGACGCTCACCTGGCATCAGGTGCGAGCGGAGGTAATGCTGCGACGTCTTCATTGCCTTGGCCAGCCGCGCCCGTTCACCAGGGGCAGCCGCCTCCCACCACTCGATCAATTTGCTGAGCACCATCATCACCTCCTTGGGTAAAGCTACAGGATAGCACAAGCTGACTTAGCAAATGGTTGTTGACGCCAACATCAGCATAAGCTAACCTATGTCCGTGGTTAACGAATTGGAGGTGTGAGATGGACCTGCGCTTGAAGCTCAAGGGGGTGTCGCCGGAGAGGGTGATCCTCGCTTGGGGCGAGTTGATCGAGGAGGAGGGGAGGGACATCAACTATTCCTTCGCCTTCGTCTACAACGGGCTTATCGCCAACAGCTACTGCAACCTCGCCGGAGCGGCCGAGGACATCGAGCTGATGGTGGGGAAGATGGCCGACGTTGAAAAGGTCGTCTACGTGGTCGGTGAAGCGTACGTTGAAAAGGAGGGTGTGTGATGGCCAAGTTCTACTACCACAAGCTCCCGGCCGGATCGAAAATCCCCGGGTACAAGAACCACGCGAAGGAGCACGTCGTCGTGTGGTCCGTCCTGAAGTTCCTCGACGCCAACGGTCACAAGCCGTACAAGGTCTTCGACGGAGAGGAGAGCGTGAAGGTGGACAACCTCAAGGAGGCCTTCGAGAACGCCGTCGCGGTCGAAGACGCCTACGTCTGGTTCAAGGACGCGAACGACAAGAAGAACTGCATCAGGTTCGTGTTCGGCAACGACTGGTCCGAGGTGATCTGCGACCACTCCGAGAGGGACGAGGAGTTTCCTTGGCTCATGGACGTGGTCTTCGAGTACCTCGGTTCCCCCGCCCCGTGCATTCCGTCCGTTTCCAAGGAGGTGTGAGATGTTTATCAGCGAAGAAGAGAAGGCCAAGCTCCTGCAGCAGATCAAGTTTCTCGGCGAGAAGTTCGACAACAGGATGAAGATGTTGAACGTCAAGCCGAAGAGCAAGAAGTGGGTCGACCTGCAGATCGAGTTCATCATCGGCGCCGCCTTCACCGCAGAAGCGACCGGGAAGGAGTCTTTGGCAAAAGCCCTGGGATTGAGGGCGGGAGTGTTCGCTCAGTACGGTCGGCCCGCGTTCGAAGTGAAGGAGGCAGAATGACCAAGATCAAGACTTCGGAACTCGACGGCGCCGCCCTCGACTGGGCGGTGGCGAAGTGCGAGAAGCTCCGCCTTTCAGGGGCGAGCCTGGGCTTCCTGGTCAAGAAGTATGGGCGGTATGCCGTGCGACACGAGGGGCGTGGCGCGTGCTACTGCCCCACCGAAAACTGGTCCCAGGGCGGCCGCATCATCGAGCGGGAGGGCATCTTCTTCTCCCCGCTACCCGACAACGGCATCCGTGCGTACATCTTTCGAGACGGCCAGTACCTGTACCTCACGGACTGCTGGGGGTATGACACCCCCATCACGCGCTTGATCGTTGCCATGCGCTGCTACGTGGCGTCCAAGCTGGGCGACGAAGTCGAGGTGCCCGACGAACTCATCGGAGGACCTGATGGTCCTCCGTCCGTTTCCAAGGAGGTGTGAGATGGCACTCATCGAAGCCAAGTTTCGTCTGAGCAAGGACCAGATCGACCAGGCGGTCGAGCGCGTCGACGCGTCCCTCCTGGAGCCGCTGAGCGTGAAGGTCAATCGCACCGGTTTTCACAGCGGCCACGAGTATGTCCGCGTCATGGGCAAGGACCACGAGGTGATGTTGGTGATCGGTGCGGTTGCCGACATGGGCGAAGCCGGTCTGGAATCCGTTTCTAAAGTCTGGGGGTGATGCAATGGCAATTCTGATCGCGAAGTTCGAAGGCGCGAACGCTGATGTTTTCCGAGCAGTGCAGCGAGCCGCGCAGGGAAGCTCTTCCCTGTCGTACGAGGCTGTGCCCACGGGCCCAGACCTCTTCGAAGGAAGAACCATCATCGTCGCGGGGGACTCGTCGGAAGTCTGTAAGCTGATCGGCAAGGCATCCTGGGAGATGAAGGGGATGCCGACGCCCCTCGTCAAGGTCGTGTCCGCGAAGGAGCTGCTGGTATGAAGAAGCACATCACTAGCAGGACCGGCGTGCTGTACCTCGGCGAGGGGACCACGCAGCGGTTCGAGATACAACTGCACGTAGATGCTGACGCTTTGCTGAACCGGCTGGCAGCCGATGCGGCCAAAAGCGAGGACGGCATTCTCAGCCTGCTGGGTGGGCTTGTCGTAGTGAAGGCCATTCGAAAGGAGTAGGAGCATGAGCGTGTCTCAGTACCTGGTAGTGTTCGGGCTCGGCCTCTTGGTCGGGTTCTCGATCGGAGTGTTCGTCTCCGCCATCACGGACGCCAACAACGGAAGGAGGGAAAGACGATGGAACAGGAGGGACGAATTATGAAAGCGTGGCGCGTGCACCAGCTCCTGTCCAGGTGGCCTCGGTTCCTCGGGCTCACGGAGAAAGAACAGTCCAAGCTGGTCGAGCTGGTTCAGAGCCTGATCGCGGAAGCCAGGCAGGCAGGGTCGAGCGACGAGGACCGCAGGGATGCGGAGCGGTACCGGTGGCTTTGCGAAGATCACGCAGACGCAGCGACGCGCGAGCGATGCCGGGAAATCATTGAACGCATGTCCGTGCGATTCC